AACTGCTCGACCGCACCCTCACCGAACTGAACGTCATGATTCACAATCATCCACCCAGGCGAAAACGGTGTCGCCTTGATACCAAGATTCCACGACGCAGCCACACCCAGATTCGCAGGCATACGCCACACGAACACATCCGACGCCTTATGCGTCCGCAACTGCCACTCACTGTTCCCGTTATCAATCACACACAACGTCTTGATACGGCCACCAAACGACAAGAGCATCGCATCCACACGCCAATGCTCGGTGAGCACCGGCACGATTACGACTGGGACGATCGGCACCATTCAGCAATCTCCTTCATCGCTGGCTTCCAATACTCGTCATAGACACGATTCGCCTCATACTGCTTGGCGAACTCCACCGCCTTCTGCGACGTGCCACGCTCACGCTGATACGCCTGCTCGAGCGCGTTCACAATCCCAACCACCGAAGGCGTCAAGAACCACGACCGTTGCGCAGCATCCCAAAACGGCTGCCCATCCACAACCCAGCCATCACCCACAAGCTCAGGCTGAGCCGTGAAGTTCGAGACGATAACCGGCGTCCCGCACGCCTGAGCCTCCACCACGGGGATACCGAAACCCTCACCCATTGACGTCGCCAGAAGCACGTCAGACGCGCTGTAGAGGGCCGCCATTGCGGGCAAAGGCAACCCGATGCGGTACAGGTACGGGTCAGCCCATTTGATGCGATCCTGAGCGATGCCACACACCTCTGCGAGCGTGTTCAAGTCAAGCCCACCCATCGACCCGGTCGCCTCAGAATGCATGTAGAGCACCGCGTCAGGATGCCTTGACGCGAACATGCTGAACGCCATGAAGTTCTCAGCGAACGCCTTACGAGGCGGATGCACACCCTTGTTCGCCGCAGTCATCATCACCACGAACTTGTCGTCATCGAACCCCATGATGTGACGACCCGAGATTCGTTTCCCATCGTTGTCGTTCACATGCTTGGTTGGCTTGAACACCGACTCGATTCCGTGCGGCACATAGACGCTACGAACACCAGCCCGGTCGAGTTCCAACTTGCCGAACTTCGACATCGCAATCGGTAACACATTCGGACGCTTACACCACGCCAACACCTCGGGCGGAATCGGCGCATGATCGATAGGCACCCACGAAGCAATGTTCGGCACCTTGTCCAGATTCGGTGCCTTCAGCACCCAAACATCGAACAACGTCATCAACAGTTTCGGCAGTTTGGTGGATTGTGTCCACTCCATCCAGTGGGCAACGAGAATGTCGTCGGAGTACGGGTTCATCCCTCGCGGGTAGATTTTGATGCCGTTCCACGTCGACGTCGAACCTTCGAGTCCGTACATTGCGTGGATTGCGATTTCGTGCCCTTCTTTGACGAGCCTTTGGACCGCTTGCTGGGTTTGTTGGCCGTAGCCCGTTCCGCACCACGGCGCGTTCGAGTACCAGAGTGCCCGGACCGCGTCCGAGGTTCGACGACTGACTCCTCCCACAAGTGCGCCACGCCCCGCTGCAAGAGCAGGATCGCCTCCGGCTCCGGCAAGTCCACTGGCACGTTCTTGATTACCACTCGCATTCACGCAGTCCTCCTTCGCAGGTTGAACTTCAACCTTAGCCGAGAAATGTCAAAGCGGCCCGGCACCACCCTGCGTGTGGGTGCCGGACCGCTCGACTTATTCGTCCCATCAAGGGACTTCGTTAGACGTGAATCAGGTGTTCGCGCCGACGAAGTGCTTGATGTGGCTGGTCTGCGGCAGGTTGCCGTCCACGCGCATTGTGGCGCGGAACGTGACGAGGTCCGCATTGAATGCGTAGTCGTCGCTCCTGTCGAGACGCAGACCGCCCGCCATGCGGACGTAGTAGCTGGGCAAGTGGCCGAAGAGGACCGACTTGGCGGCAGTTGCCTGCGATGCCATTGCCGGGTTCTCGTACACCGGGAAGTTCAGCAACTGGTCGTTGCCATCTGCCAGCGCGGGGCTGAAGATGTAGAAACCAGCGGTGTCCTTCAACTTGCGCACTGCACCGAGCGAGGCGGTGTTCATCATCCAGCCGACGCCAGGCAGACGACGCGCTGCACCGTCAAGGCTGTACGCCAAGTCGATGAGGTTGTCGGCTGTGAATGCGCCGGAGACTCCCGTGCCGCCCGTTTTGCCGAGTGCCGAAGCAGTCACAACACCCTTAGGAGCGTTCGTGCCTGAGCCGGTGGTCAGCGCGTTGTTGACGGCAAAGCCGATGGCGTTACCGGTCTGGGTGGCGAGGAAGCCGAGGATGTCGACTCCGCTGTCTTCGATGAGTTCACGCGACAGTTGCACCAGGAACGAATACTTGTATGCGCCCAAGGTGATGAAGCTGTTGAACGTCGGGTCGGACTCGTCGATGGCTGTGCCTTCACCCGTGATGGCCGCTGTTGACCAGCCGGCCTGCGACGGAATCTGGAGGTTTTCCCCACCAGCCGTGCGCAACGTGGTTGAGGTGTCGAGCATCGGGCCGACGAGACGAGCCTGTGCGATGACCTGGTCGAAGAACGAGGTCGGCACCGGAGCACCGCTCGAGGTCTTGACGACATCACGGGTCTCGAAGGTGAACGAACGGACTTCGCCACGGGCCATCGAACGGAGGACATCCGTGTCGTTGGAAACGTGCTGGGCAGCCGGACGCACTTGGGCAGCGATCTCGCGGGTTGCCGCTTCAATCTTCGCCTCGCGCTCGGCATCAGCCTTCAAGGCTTCGATGCGAGCAGCGCGCTCGTTGAGTTCGGCGTTCATCTTCTGATAAGACGCCTCTTCTTCTGCGGTGAGGTCACGCTTTTCAGACGCGGCCTTGTCGAGCAGCGACTTCGCTGCTTCCCAAGCACGCTGACGTGCCTCGACCTGTTGGTCAATGTATTGCTTCATGGTTTTCCCTCCAGGGAAAGTGTGGTTGTGGTCGCAGGGATTTTCTCACCCGGACAGGCTCCTGAACCGGCACCTTCCTGCGGCTCCGCAGCGAAGACTCTTGACGAAGTCTAGACGAGCTTGGCTTGCAGTTCAAGTTGCTTGGCAAGAATCGAAGCAGGCACCTGCTCAGGCTTCTTACGCAACTTACCGACAACATCCAACAGCAGGCTGGCCTGCTCATCGTTCAACTCAGATCCAGCCTCAAGCACCGTGATGGCGTCGGCGAGTTTGTCAACATCGGCAGCCGTGCGCTCAGCCAACTGATCCAAGCTGCGCACCGATGCGCTCGTCGCCTGATAAGCGGGGAAGCCGGTCACGACCGACACTTCATACAGGCGCACTTCTTTGAGTTCGCGCACCATCCCATCATCCGACCACGAATCACCTCGCGCTGGAACCGAGAAACCGAACGACATTGAATCCACGTCACCACGCTGAATCAGCGTCGACAAATCACGACCAACCGTCGTATCCGGCAAATCGGCTTCAACTTTCAGACCACGATCATCTTCCATCAAACGCAATGTCTTGGCGCGAGTCGTTGCAAGAAGCATCGACGAATCATGATTCAGATACATGCGAATGTTGTTCTTCGACTTCAACGAACGCTTGAACGCACCCGGAGCGATTCTCTCAATGAACGGCAGCGGTTCAGAATCAGAGTTGAACACTGCCGCATATCCGCTGAACGACATACCGTCACCAGCAGGACCTTGACGTACCTCAAAGTCGTTGACTGTTAGCCGACGGGTCTCAATCTTCTCGGTCATGGATGACAATGCTAGTCCGTTGCGTAGATTACTTGTCCACGAACAGCTTTGACAAGCGGGCCAAAGTCACCAGATATCCGAGACGCCCTTCCTCCTCACGCACCCGCTCAGCCTGACGCTCAAACCACTGCATCGCCGGTGACGGATCAAGCGGGTTGATACCCCACAAATAGAACGCGACTGCACCCGCACCGGGGAACCCGTCGTTGTCGGCATCGCTGTTCTGCGGGGCTTCGAGGTCTACCAGGTGTCTTGCTCCCCAAGCGTTTGCACGAATGACCTTATCCTCGCTGATTCGTCCCGCAGCCATCTCACGGGCCTCACGAATAGTTCTTGCCACAAGACCATCACCACCGAGACCCTGCCCGTAGTAGTCCAAACCTTTGCGAGCAGCGTCACGAATGTAGGCGGGGACATCGAAGGAGAGTTGTCGTCCGTAGACATTGGTGTACGGCTGGTATTGCGGGTCTTCATCGTTGACGTCTCCAGTCTGAATCGTTTGTCCTGGGTTGTCGTTCGGCAAACCTTTGACTGGTTCCCAAGCGTTGCAGTAGAAGGCCGATGAAACTTCGGCATCCCAACGCTTGCAATAGAAGTTCTTGAAGAATCCGCAGTTGCCGCAGTTGTGATTCGCTGGCACGTCTGGGTTCGCTGCGGGACGGTAGTTGTCTGGAAGTTCGCGGTCCTCGAGCGAGTTTGATTCTGTGTACCTTGGGTGATCTGGATGCAGCAAATCGTTGTCGCCGACATACGCAGGATTCTCTGGTCGACCGGTGCGAGCAAGGAACAGGAACGCATTGACGCGAGCCATCGCCCACGCACCTC